ACCTACCTTTAAGTTAGCGCCTTCTAAAATGTGGGTAGGCCCTAAACGTCCATATTCAATTTCACGATTGTTATTTACTTCAAAAGCTGTTCTATTTAAATGGCGTTCTGCATATTCCAAAGCTTCAGCCTCAGAGCCAACAGTTCCTTTACCAATTTTAACCCCTCTTTTATCTTTATTAGTTACAATATACTGATGTTCAGTTTGAGTAACTTTTAAATCTTCTTTCTTAACACTAGGAATACGTTCAAAATCTTTAGGCGGCTGCTCTATTAATTTTTGAGCACCTTCTTTGCCCACATAATCAGCCAAATTTTCAGGAGCTATCCCTTCCTTAGCCATAACTTCATTCCCGTTATGGTCCCAAGCTTTCAAATATTTCTGCTTAGGATTATAGGATATTTTGTTAAGAGTTTTAGCTAAGCTATAACGTTCAGCCTGTGCTTCTCCCGGTGTCCAAGACAAGCGATCATAACTCTTTTCAGCAGCTTCTCTAATCATTCGCTTTAATGCTAATTCGTGCCATGATTTTTTAAATGGAGCGTCTGGAACGCCATAAGCAGCCTTAGCGACATCTTCTTCTAAACGTTTAACTTCAGCTAATGCATTTTTATATTTATCACTAGAATTATAAGCATTAGCTCTTTGCTCTACCATTTTAGCGCGCAAATCTCTATCATTCACTTGTCTTAAACTATTTTCAGCAGAAATTAAGTTATGTTCTTTCCTTATATCGCTCATAATGTTTTCTAAATTACTTCTAGCATTTGAAAGATCACGTTCTACAGTAGGAAAGCTACCGTCTTTATACCCCTTATCCCTCCCCTGCTGATGCCAATCCGATTGAATTTCTTCAAGATGCAGAGACTTCTTTCCTTCAATTGTCCTATCATTCATTCTAACATGAGCTAGAATGTTTGGTTCATCCCAATGGTTTTTAACATAAAACGGATCACCATATTTTAAAGGACTTTCCTTCATGGTATCTTCTACCATTTTATTATGAAGAATATCCATTTTTTTATTTACATCACCAAAATCAGTTTTAGCTTTTTCCCATGCTTCTCCTGTAAGCCTTTTATTATAATCATCAACCAATGGCTGAAGCCTTTGTCTTTCGGCTACTAAACTATCCCATTCTTTCATATATTTAGCTGAAGCAGTCGGGCTAGGGGAAACTTCATCCTTAACCTTCTTAGGCAACGTCAGCAGCATTTCCCTATAGTTCTCACCACCGGGAAGTTGATATGAATGATATTTAGTATCGCCAACATCCTTAGTAGCTTCAGCTTCTCTAGCTAATTTTAAAATTTCCCTATCAGACATACCACTAAAGGTTTCTCTAAAATTAGCATTATGCTTCTTAGCTAAATCAATGTCAGCAGGAGTTTTAAGCTCATGCGCTATTTGACTATCTCGCATATAATGTAAATAAGGATCATTGTTACCGCCCTTATTTACTTCCTTTAACTCAACCTTATTAGCCGCCAAATGTTCTTCTATTTGATCCTTAGTAACAGGAGCTTTACCATTCTCTTGCAAGAATGATTTCAATCCAGTCCAATCCAATTCTTCAGGTTTAACTCCCGGCTTATTTGAGAGTGTAGATAACCATTGATCACCACTCATTTTTGATTGAGATATTTTAGAAACATTGTGCTCAAGAGCAGAGTAGAAAGGATCAGCAGGTTCACGATAATTAATAACAGGAACTTCTTTAATACCAAGTTCCTTAGCTGCAATAGCTCTATGGCGGCCATCCTCTTTACCTTTAGCTCCTAATTCTAATGGGTCTAATTGTTTACCTTCCTGAATATGCTTCTTTAAAGCATCAATATTTTCTCTGCTTTCAGCATCTATTTTTAAAGGTCTACTTTGATTTAAAAATTCATCAGGGGTCATATTTTGAATTAAGTGATCATTCTGGCCTAGAGTATTAGTCCATCTATCAGCAGGCTTAGCCAATGGGTAAGTAGTTTTCCCAATTGCTTCAATAGCTGTCCCCGGCTTACTACTATCAGCCATAAGCGTACTAGTTAAAGCTCCAAACTTCCCTGCCTGCGGATCAATTAAACCAGTATTAATTCCATATTCTAATGCTTTTTCTCTATCCAAAAATTGACCCTTGTCATTAACAAACCCAAAATTATAATGACTTATATCTTCTCCAGACATTGCCATCTTATTAAATTCAGGGTATAATGCATCAGGAATAACGTCTTGATGGCTTTGACCCTCTTTGCCCTTATAGAGCCGGTCTTTATATTTTAATGCCGGTCTAAGGAATGGGGTAGCTCCTAACGTAGCATCCGTAACGCCACCTAAGCCGCCAGTACCAGCTAAAGCACTAATAGATTGTGCTTTTTCTACTAATGGATCAACAGGGCTAGCAGCTACAGGAGCAACGCCTAATTGTTTACCTAACCAAGTACTATCTTTTGTGGGCATGTCAGGAGCAGGTATATCCGTATAATCCTCTCTACGCAAGCCCGGTTGAATAGTTCCTTCTTTATAAACGTCACCAGCAGCAGATAAACCTTCTCTTATAACCTTCTCAGGCCATAATTGATATCTTTCTTCGCCATTCAATCCAAATAATTTATTTAAAATTTTATCTGAAGCAGACTTATGCTGTTCACCATTAATATACACGCGAGGGATATCAGCCGGAATTTCTTCAGGCTGAGGCAAGTAATCAGTATCTACCAATTGTGACAGTCTAGGCATTTCCAGCAGGCTCAGCTTCTAATGGTTGAACCTCTAAATAACCACCATTCCTATGTGGTACATAATGCTTTCCATCCGCAGCCATACGGGAACCCGGAACACCTTCTAGGCTATCAGGTACCCCATTACCATCAGCATCCCCTCCAGAAGCCTCAGAGGAGGGCACTGGTAAACCTACCGGCGTTCCGCCCTGATGTATAGCTTTAGCCTCGTTAGCGTCTGGAGAAGGCCCGCCAGTCTGTATAATCTCCAGCAGGGTTTGACGGATCACAGGGGCTAATTGCTCTTGTGACCAGCCGGGACCAGCATTACCAGAAGCAGTAAGACGTTCAGTTAAAGCTCTGAAGTCCTCTCTGATTTGTTCCACTCCTGTTTTAGTCCAAGCTAATTCTTGAGCCTTTTCTTTAATAGTTAACTCTCTATCCTTATTTTCCAAGTCCTGAGTTAACTTAGCAATGATAGCTAATTGCTGTTCAATCTTATCAGCAGCAGCGTGCATAGCTTGCTCTAACTGCGGATTTGGAGCATCCCCGGTAATATTAGGCGGAATAATCTTTCTCCACCTTTGCGCCAACACTTGAGCTTCAGGGAAGTCCGCAACCTTCCAAAGAATGTCACCAGCAATACCCATAAACTCTTTATTCTGTGCTGCAATTTGAGTTAAAGCATTAAATGCCTCTTGCCTTCTAGTAGCAAATGAAGGCCCGGTATCAGACTGAACTACATATTTGCCCACATTAGGATTAAAGACAATATCAATTATCTGTTGGGTATTGTCCGTAGCTGGAGGTTGACCGCCATTATCAACTTTCTGATAAGGCTGCTCAGCATTTGGATCAATAGTAACATTCATAATAGTATTGTCTTTAGCTTCAATTCTCATGACACGTTTAGTATCATAAATTTTAGGGATAAGATCAATTAAAATTCTGCCGGTGTAGCGAATAGCAATAGCTTGGTTATCAATGAAATGATAAGTTGCGCGATCACCTTGACGTTGCCTAGCATTGATAGCTACACCAGATTTAGCATTTTCATTCTGCCCCATCTGAGCTTGGTATTGTCCAGACACCATCATCATTTCCTCTTGAGCAATTTTCATTTGCTCAACATAAGCTGGTGACGATACTGGAGCTTGCATTCTGCTAGGAGCAGGTATTGGATTTCCTTCACCATCCACATGATTATAAGGAAGCCAAGCCGCATTAGTTGTATTAGCGTTATTGTAATATTCCTCAAATCCTTCTACAGCATCCATAGGTGCCATGATTGGGGACTTAGTTTGTAAAGCACCAAACTCCACATTAGCAGAAGAATTAATATTATAAATTCTCTGAGGATCAAGCAAGGCTCTAGTATGACCTTTACAATCCCAAATACCGTCAATAACAGTTTCAGTTCCTACCAATCTAACGATAGGAATGTATTGCCCAAGCCAAGGCTTTTTATCAATGATCCTATTTCCAGCAATTTTAAACCATTCAATTTCTTCGCTCAGTTCATCTTGCTCTTGGTAAGTACGTTCCTCTGGAGGCAAAATATTTTCTCTAGCTTTAATCTCATTAAACATCTGCCTTCCGTCTTTATCCAAAGCACTCCATTTTACAGGACCAATCTCCTCTTGAGTTTCAGGTAAAATAAAATAAACTAGTTTATCATCCTTTTGAGTTTTTCTAAATATTCACATACTCTAACGGATTTGTTTTCTAACCAACCATAATATTCATCATTATTGAATGCTATATTTCCAACATCCTTAAATTTTGGATGCTGAGCTTCATACAAATCTTTAGGCATATCGTCAAAAATGAAGCCAAACCAAGCATCGCTTCCATCAACTTCATTTATATTAGGATCAAGATAGACGCACAGAGGATTTTTAATTCTTCTAATGTAAATTTCTTTATCAAAGCTTCCTTTTATTTTTTCAACAGAAACTCTCCAATATCCCCATCCTCCGTCAACCTGAAATTTAGACGCATTATCATAAACGTTTTCAGCACTAGACTGATATTGAATGTGATCTATTACCTCTTGAAATACTTGAGCAGCTTCAAAGCTAGCTTCCTCACCAACAGGACGAATAGTAACTCCCGGCTTATTTTGCTTTCCATCATTAATGATTTGAAGATTATGCTGCTGAGTTTTGTTAATAGTTAAACATGGGCGCTTAGCAGATTGTCTATCCCCAACTACCCAATTATCCCATTGATACATATTGTTACTATCGGCATTAGCAAATTTGTAATCATATTTAAAATAAACTCTAGCTTGCGCTTCCCATTCCTCACAAATCTTAAAACGCTTCTTAGCCTCTAGAAGAATTTCATTTTCTTCATCGGATATTTCTTGTTTGAATGAAGTAGACCAAGCCATTTTAAACTACCCAAAAAATTAAAGCTGAAAGAAGCAAGAAAACTATAAAGCATATTATGTATGTTTTAATTAATATCACAGATTACCCATCCAACCTCTAGCTTGCTGATTGAACGGCAGTTTATTTGGTTCTAGCTTTTTCTTCTTACTGTCTGTTTCTGTTTTCAGAGATAGAGCGAACGTTTGAAAAGCATCGGCACCATGCGACCAAGGTGTGTCATGGTCAGGCTCTTTGCTAAAATTTCCAGTTTCATCATTTACTTTGTAGGCATAACGGGAGAGACATTGCCAACCATCTGCCGTACCAACCTCATCAAAGTTACAAAGTTCAAATACAGTTCTAGCTGCATTTATCCCCACAACTTTCTTAGATGGACGCTGAACAACAATAACTTTAGCATTTGGAAAAGCCTTTCTAGTCATACTAGAAATAGAACGCGCCGCTAATGTTTCATTGTCTGCGTCATGAGGTTGATAATGAATGCTATAGTTATATTTTAAACTCTCTAGATATTCAACATAGTGACCAATTTTTTTAAGCCTATTTTCATAATAGTGAATAAGATTGTACTCTAAACCAACTCTTTGAATGAACCATATGGCAGTCTTATCAGAATGGCCTAAATCCCAAGCTGTAATAACTGACTTGGTAGGATCATGACGGACTTTCCCGCGCCTTTCATCCTTTAGAGTTTTTAATATTTCTTCCGAATAAACCGCCCCGTCAAGAGTTTGTTTGGTGAAACCTTCCCAAACTTCTAAATATTTTACATAGTTTGCATTTTTCAACAAATTCATTTCCCGTCTTAAATCTGGAGGAAACCATTTGTTGTCGGTATAATTAATTTTTTCTACATAAGCATAACGTTCCATTTCCCCCGTTGTCTCATTAGGTAAGTAGTCTGGAGCGTACAAATCTTTATTTAAAATATAACGATTATAAACTTCATCATCTTCTAGTTCAGGGTTGAAGCTAATCCATATTTCAGGCCCCATTTTAAAAGGACCGCCTAAACCATCTTTAGAGCTTTCGTGTTTACCACGAATGGTAGGACCAAGTTTATCTAAGGATGTCTTAGATGTATTATTTGCTTCCTCTAGCCAAGCTATATCAATCTTGGCTAACGATTTAATCGAATTGATTTTATGCCGTAAGCCAGAAAAGATAAATCTAGAACCTGTTCTTTTACAAGTAATAGACTTATCTTTAATATCAAACTGATCTTCTAATTCATAATGGTTTATGTAATTCTCTATGGTTTCTTTAACGCTTTCTTCTATTGAATTTTGTATTTCACGTAAGCAAAGAATACGTAGTTTTAATTTTAAAGAAAGAACAATTAAAGCTATAGCGTAACCATCAGTTTTACCAGCACCGCGACCGCCATAAGCAACTTTTAAACGAGCCGGTTTAAATAAGAACTCCAATTTTTCTAAAAATTCAATTTCCATTTAACAAGTACACCCAACAGTAGTAAAGAAATTATTTAAAAGACCATCAAAGTTTGATACATCAGTTGCATTAAAAGTACCACCAAAACTAATTCCAGATATTCTACCAGCAGCACCTAATGGAGTACCATTATTATTATGACCTAATGTAAACATATTTAAATTAGGTATAGCAGAAGCATTGGTACCAGCAAGACCACTTATAGAAGTACCGTTAAAATAAACAGGAGAAG